GGAAATTACGTCCAAAATCCAGGTTAAACCTCCAAAGGGCGAACGAGAGAAGAAGCCAAAGCCAACGCGACAGGCGTGGACTCGACAGTTATCCGCCCGGTTAAATCATCGAAAGAACCAAGACGAAATATGGTGAAATCAGTTGGGTAACGACCAACATCATTGTCTGGAGAATTAGCAGCATGAGCGAAATCACGCATAGCAGCTGCCTCAGTTTGCATAATAAACGGACGGCAAAAAATGCCTGTTTTTGAATCTTGAATAGAGTAAACAGTGCAAATCATAAANACCTCTTCAGAGTGGAAAGTTTAGATTTTAAGCAAGCCTCACGAACTTGAAGGCGCTTAGTAGAATTATCCACCTGATGGGATTCGGCGCGTAACTTACGGGCTTCCTTCATCTGCTCAAGCAAAAGGGGATTTTCCTTTTCTAAGAGCCGATCATAATAACGCGGTACGGGAACCTTTTTCCCGCGAGCAACAGCGTAATCCGAGGGGTAAAAATCGTCTTTGAATTTTTCATAATGAAGTTTTCCAATAGCGGGTTTTAAAGACATAGCTATATATTCAGGTTGAAGCTGAACTAATTCACCAGTGTCGGAATTAACACGGGAATAATGAGCCTCAGCAGCAGAGCCAGTAACTTTTTTCATAACATAACGCGCCACATAGGCACAGGACTCATGGGTAACATTGCCTATCCAGCAATTGCCCATTCCCCAAATACTATCGAGAGTGTCAGAAACCCAAAGTTGATCACCTTGGGAATTTTTTGAATGGCGACGACGGTCAGAAAAATCAGTGCCATAAATTATGGCGTGATAGTGTGGGCGAAAAGTAGTATCACCATACTCACCACAGAGAAAATAGCGAATATTACCGCCATGCGCTTTGCGTAAACGTTTAAGGAATTTCTGGTGGTGGGTTTTGTCAAGACTGCCTGATTCGGGTAAATATACATCGTCGTACGTGAGGGTAATGAATGCCTTTTGTTCATGATGTTTAGCCTCATGCATTAAACGAGTTGCCCACTGTTGTGAGCGATCTATGCGGCAACCAATACAACCGCCGCAAGGAATCTGGATAGCGTCGGAAGTTGAAAGAGCTTGAGAAACGTGAAAGACCAAAGGACGCTTCCCGGATGGGTTAACCGTCCGGGAGCGAAATGCTTGGGTCGGATGGAAGCAAGGCATAACGCCAATGAGCTAGAGCCTGATGCCGCCGCGCATCGGGTTGCCCGGAATGTTTTTTTTGTGGGTCTTGCTTGCAGTAGCAGTGAAAAGAGACTTGGATTTTTTAGAAGACATTTTAGAACGCTTAGCCATGTTGATTACCTCAGTAAGTGGGGGGTGGTGTCACCTGTGCTATTGACAACAAGGATATCAATAGCACAGGAGCAAGAGCGGGTCAAGCGCCGCCTTCAGGAGAAGGGGGCGCTGGGGGTGCGACGCTAGGCGGCGCAGGAGGGGCAGGAGGCGCTTTAGCAGAAGGGGCGCTAGGTGGGGTAGGGTTAAGGGCGGAACGTGTCGCCTCGGGCGAAAGAAGCCCCATCTGAGCGAGTTCGACACGGTTAGACGGGTTAGAACAGAAATCTATAAATTGACCGGGGTCATTATAGAAACGATTACGGACATGGGAGGGAAGCTGAGCAAACAGGCTTTTAGCCTGTGCGACAGCATTCATATGAGTGTGGAAGTCAACGCCGGGAGAATCAAAGTATTCCGGAGACATAAGGTTGACATGCGGCAATTCACCTGTACGCATATAGCGAGCCATTAAAGTGTTTATATCACATTCTTCCTTGAACTCTTGGCGAGTATGAGGAGATTTAGAAGGGAAAGAGATACCAAATTTGCGAAGTTTAGAAGACATTTGAGTTTGAATAGGAGAATCAGATTTATATAAGGGGGTACGGAATTCAGAATTATAAGACATGGAAAGAACCTCAATAATATAAGAGAACCCCTGCCGGGGGCGACTTGGCAACCACTTCACTCGCAAGCTCGCTGGGTGGTTTGCCAAGTTGTAACCGGCACAAAACGGGGTGGAAGAATTAAGGGAAAGAAGCATTTAATGTAACAGGAGAAGCCTTTTTAAAACGCTCAAGATAAGCCATCCATTGACCAAAAGCAGAATCAGAGACACGACCTTCATTAACCAGACCGCGAAGCATTTCAGTTGAAGAAGCTACATCAAGAGAAAGAAGCTTAGTGGTTTGATCCTGAGACAGACCTTGTTTATGAAGAAGCGAGGTCATAGCCTCGACTTGATCAAGCTCACGGAAAACCTTGCGTGTTTGCATACCTTTTAAATGAGAATCCATATTCAGGTTATGCGCTTGAGAAAGGGCAGAGGACTCCTGCCCTTTCATAAGAGAAACACGTTGAGGAATTTCAGTTTCCGTCACAGTTTTAACTTGATTTGTCTCGGCATCCTTGAGTTCGGCGGTGGATTTAGCCAAGGAGGCTTCGGCCAATGCGGTAAGCGCAGCGAGAGCGGAGGAAACACCCGCCCCCTCTTCGTTGACGATCGGGGCGGAACCACCTGATGGAGTACTAGCACCCATGCCTCCTGTTGCAGAAAGAATCGGATTTAGACCAGCAGCGCGGAGGTCGGCGACCTCCCGCTGATGGGCAGTGTTAGACATTCGCTCCTGCCATTCCATTTGCTTTTCCATCATTTTCATGGACATTTTGTTCTGCTTGGCAGCACCTTTAGCAGAAGAACTGCCCATAAAATGAGAAGACAAACCAGTTAAAGCAGCATTACCTAAAGCAGCCCACATAAAGCCTCCTTAAAAATGATCAATTAAGCCAGGATCACCATATAACGGCATAGGGCGAGCGCAGCGAATGTTGAAATGGGAATCAAAGAGAAAATGCGGTTCGGTAGTAACAGCGATAACGCGATCGAGCGGTGGATTTTCAACAATGAAAGTATCATCAAGAACAGGAGCAGTAGTAAATTCCTGTGCCAAATGCCAAGCATCAAGAGACTGGGCAGCAGTAGAACGGAAAAGACCAGTGATCATAGAAGGCTTATAACGGTATTCGGCATACCTTTCTTGATAACCGAAAACGGTATCGTCAGCAGCATCGACACCAGTGGCATAAATTTCCTTTTGCAATACGGCTTGCTCACCAAGGTGAGAAAGCGCAGGCCAGTAGAAATCGAAACGAGTCTTGCGCGACCACATACGATTAAGACCCTGCTGATAAGTAAGATCGGCACGAACAGAAACAAGACCAATCAATAAACAATGTTCAGTGAAAGAAGCAGTAAAACCGTTGCCGTTTAAATGAGCAGTACCAACGGCAGCGAGAGTACCAAGAACGCCAGTAGTCTCAGAAAGTTGAGGCGTGGTTTGGGGAACGGGTGATATATTCACCATAGTGGAGCCACCACCAAGATACTCGGGACGTTGCAAACGAGCATCGGGAGAAGTAACGCCAAAATGGGCGCGGATCAATTCAGTATAACGAGTACCGCCGCGAGCATCACGCTCGAAAATTTTCTGTATCTGGAAAGCTTGACGCAGAGAATTGATAGTGGCAGCAGTAGCCTGCGAGAGATCAGCATAAATGTCCGGAACAGAAGTACCAGAAGCCTCACCGCGAATAATAAAAGCAGGAGAAGCATTACTCCAGCCAGTAGTACCAGCGACGTTAGTACCAGAACCATCATTCCAAGTTCCAGCAGGCGTATTGGGAAAAGAAGTGTTATTAGTAGCAAAACCAAGAACAGGAGCAGCGCCACCGAGAGGAATAGAAACACCGGGACCTTTCTGCGGCCAAGGTAAGCAAGACGTAAAATAATCATGGCGCTTTCCTCGACGGAGCAAAGTATAGTCGGCAGGATCGTCGGGACCGTCATCGGTAGGAACAGGAACGGAATCCTGCATATTTTGATCACGGAACCATTCGTTGTATATCAAATTATAGGCGCGATGCCAAAGGGCGGAATGTTCCATATTAGTAATGCCAGTCGGCAAACCAAAATAATCATGAATAGATCCGACAAGATAACCAGTGGAAGGAGTGCTAGTCATTTGAGGGACGATAAAATCGGTAGAATCGCCGGGGTTTTTTTGCTCACCGTTAAATTTTTGCCAGTTGTCCCAAACCAGACGAATAGGCACGCTAAAGAAATGCGTGTCCATATAAATATTATCCATAACTGGAAAAATAGGTGTAGCCAAACGGGCAAGAGCAGTTAGATCGACATTGAAAGTGTCACCGGGCAAAGCCTCATCGACAAACATGGGGACAAGATAACCAGCGTCGAAAGTGGTTTTATAACCACATGAACGATCAAAAGAAGATCGGGGAATTTCAGCTTTAGGAACTTGTGAAAACTTATGAGCCGCATC